TAGAGACTTTGATTAAAACAATTTATCATCATTGTAAAAAAATCTTTCCGCAATATTTTTTCTTTATTTTATATGAAAATAATGAACTTTTTAATAAAGAAACAGAACTTTTCTTATTACCAAATATAAATTTTATAGACTTATGGAAGAGCGATATTACTGATACAACGCGTTCTACAATTTGGAATTATTTAAAATTACTTTTATTTATTGTGGTTGCTGATGTGAATACAAAAGATACCTTTGGTGATAGTGCTCAATTATTTGAAGCCATTAATAACGATGAATTTAAAAAAAAAATAGCAGAGTCCTTATCAGAAATGGAAACCATTTTTAAAAAAAATATGTCAACTTCAACGCAAGGAGCCAATAAAAAGAAAACAACAAACGAAGGTGAAAACGAAGGTGAAGTTGAAGAGGATGGACCCGAAGAGGAAGACATGGAATTGCCTAATGCGGAAGACTTACACAATCATATCAATCAAATGATGGAAGGTAAAATTGGTTCTTTGGCAAAAGAGATTGCGGAAGAAACGGCCGAAGATTTAGATATTAATATGACAGACCAGTCTTCAATTAATGATGTGTTTAGTAAGTTATTCAAAAATCCTACTAAATTATTAAACTTGGTTAAAAATGTTGGTTCAAAATTAGATAGTAAAATTAAAAGCGGTGAAATTAAAGAAAGCGAGCTAATGCAAGAAGCGACTGATTTTGTTGCCAATATGAAAAATATGCCAGGGATGAATAATTTAGAATCCTTATTTTCAAAAATGGGTATACCTGGAATGGGTGGCAAAGGTGGTAAAGTCGATATGGGGGCGTTAAATAGAGAATTAGAAAAAAATTTAAATAAAGCAAAAATGAAAGAAAAAATGCTAAATAAATTAGAGAAAAATCGCAATAAAGAAAAAGAAAAGCAGGGAGCAAAACAAGAAATTGAAGGAACAATTAAAGACTTGGGTATAAATGATTTTGGAATGCAAGAATTATTATATTCACTTGGCGAACAAGCTGAAAAATCAAAACCAGAGCAAAAACCAGAGCAAAAACTAGAGCAAAAACGTAACAAACGTAAACAAAAAAAACCTAAAATGGTTTCTATTATTTCTGAAAGTGAACCATCCTAAAAAAAAATGATAAATTGATAAAAATAGTATTAATACTATTAATACTATTATAATAAAAATAATAGTATTAAATCATTTTATTTAGACAGGTAATAAAGTTTACATAATTTAGTTAAATTTTGTACATACAAAATGGTTTTTTCTAAATCATCTTTAGTTAACACTTTTAAAGTTTCTTTCACGACGGCAATTTTCTCTAAAATTAATTTTATAGAGGATTCATCCGTAAAAGAGTTTACCCAATCGGTTTCTAAAAAAAAATTAATATCTCCTGACATAATCACCGCCTCATACTTATCTAATATATAGGTTTTCCATATTGGTAATATAATTTTTGGATTCGCTCTGCGTAACGCCAAGATTGAACTATTTGCGATTTTAAGTGTATTGTCTTTTGGAAAAATCTCTATTAACGCCTCAAATAATTCAGTAAGATGATTATTAAAAGCACTTAATATGTCTTGAGAAGTCATTTATTATAATAATTATACTTTTTCTTTATATATATTTATTAACTAATTATTAACTATTTTTAACTATTTTTTAATTATTTGATAGACAATTCCCTCTGCTGTTTTAATTGTTCTAGAGAGACTTCTCCTACTTTATTTGGAATATAGTCTTCGGGTGGAGTTTCAATCGTATCATTGTATTCCCATGAAACATTATTTCGTAGTTGTCGCATGCCACCCGTTCCTTTTGCGGATAGCTCTTCAGAGGATTGGTCTAAAAAACTATAATTATCTGACATAACCCCAAAACAATTCACATCAGTTAACGAAAAAGCACTTGGTTCTTGATTGGTTGTTCTTTGTTCAATTCCACTTTTAATTGGAACTAAATGTTCTAATATTGAATTTCCAAACAATACTTGATTACCTCTATTTAATAATAGTAATGCCGGAACACGATCAACATTATGGGGTAAAATAATTTCTTTTTGATTTTTTAATATCACATAGGTTGAGCCATCTTTTTTTTTAATTCGATTGTCAATACTTATAAAATGAATATCATTTTTAACATTTGAAGTTGCTATTTTTTGTAAGATACAAGAGCAATTTTTGCAATAATTACTATAAAATAATATAAAACTCATTTTATACTTTAATACTTTAAATAAATTTGAATTTTAACTAATTATAGTTGACAAAAAAAAAGAAAAAATGAATCTAGAAGTTGATCTGAGCGGTGCGACGATATTTTTATCATTTAAACCAAAGTTCGTGCTGTATTAGACTATAATCTTTTTTTAATATTTGCGTTGAAAAGATTGTTCTACAATAATTACTACAAAAGGTACAATCGAAACCTTTGTATAGAGTTGCGTGATGGTTAATACTAGATTCACATTGTTTACAGATAGTACTAGTCAAGGATGTCTTTGTTGAAGTGTTGCTGTTCATACTCTTATAGCACTATAATATTGTATTATAATAGTTTATTTGTAAAACTAATTTCAATTTTTTATAGTTTTAATAGTTTTTATAGTTTTAATAGTTTTAATAGTTTTAATAGTTTTAATAGTTTTTATAATTTGTAGTTATAGCACCTAAAATTATAAAACTTCATTGTTTGCGTTTAAAATGATTTAGTATATTTAACAAAGGATTTTATTTTTATATAATTATATATATATAATGTCATATCTATATCAGTCAACATCTCTAAAAAAGGGTTCAGACACTTATAATGAGGTACAAGCTAAAATGGAAGAACAAGAGCGAGAAGAAGAAAGCGTACTGGCTAAAAAAATAAATGATGATTGGAGAACCAAAAAAACACAACAAAAAATAAAACGAGAACAGCAAGAGCAGCAAGAGAAAGAGCTGCGAGAGCGGCGTGTGATAGAGCAGCAAGAGCAAGAGCTAGAGGAGTTTGGTATTGAGCAGCAACAAGTTCCTCCTCAGGAACCTACTTTTCTTGACAAGTTAAAAAGTAGCGTTAGTACATGTATAGGTAAAACTGAAGATTGTCTGAATCCTTATGCTGCAAACGAGCGAGATAGACGTTTCAATAATAAACTTAGCGATCAATATGTACAGGCAGTAAACGATTCATATAAAAAGTGGTTACACACTTATACTCGGAAGTTTCAGATAAAATATGAGAACGCACAAGAGGAGCTTAGGAAAGCACAGGCAGCTGCTGAGACGGCAAAAACTAATTTGGCGATTGCAACGACTAGAAGAGACTTAGCGCTTCAGAATGTGAAAAAAAATGGCTACGCAGCATTAGTTAGAGAAACGGAAAATTTTGATGTGGCCGTAAAGAATATGACAGCGGCGAATAAGGCGGTGGCAGCGAAACAGAAAGAGGTGGCGGAAGCGAATGAGGCGGCAATGAATAAAGATAGAATAGATGTACTGGCACAAAGAGCGGCAGAGGATTCGGTAACAAACCCATATTATAATTATAAAGATATAAAACCATTACCATATTGGCCTAATAAAAAGGGAGGCAGCAAAACAAAAAAAATAAAACATAGACATCATAAAAAATCTCTAAGACATCATAAAAAATCTCTAAGACATCGTAACAAATCTCTAAGACATCGTAACAAATCTATGAAACATCATAACAAATACTAAGTCATAGTAAGCAGTATGATCACAATAAATTCTGAGCTTTGAGAAAATGTCTAAGACGCTTGCTGGGACATGACTTGCTGAGACATGGCTTGCTGAGACATGGCTTGCTGGGACGATGGATTTTTAATCAAAGGAATCGCATTTTTTAAGGATTCCACTTCATCGGGGTTTAATTCTCCAAAATTAGGTAATAATTTTTTAAAATAGGTAATCGCAAACTCTGCTGCCGCAGTAAGATAGGTAACAATTACGGATTTATCGACAGAAGTATTAAACGCAATTCGAATAATGCTTTCATCAATATGTGGGTGTGGTTTTTTGAACCCACAATAAGTTAATGTTTTGTTGCCAAGATAGTATAATTCATAAAGCGAGTATTCTAAAATTTTACCAATGGTATAATCTTCTGTTTTTAATGTAATATCAAAACAATGTTCAATCGTATTAATACTATTAGTAATGAGATCATTTTGCGCATTGTAAATTTCTTTAATTGCAATTAATCTATAAATAATAATCTTAATTGCTTTAATTATAATTTCATAATTTGTAAATACCCCTAATGTTTTAATTTTAAAATCAAAACTATTAGGAACGACAATTCGTTTCGCATCTAAATTAACCCAATCCGTAAGTAAATAATTAATTTCTGTTTCGTCCGTATATTTACTTTGTAACTCTTCTAATTTTTCTTGTTTTGCTTTGTCAATCGCAAAGGTATCCAATGTACACGAATAACTACATAGCGAGACAACATTGAAACTTCCATTTTCAGAAGCACTACCAACTGAAAATTTTGCTGTAAATTTTAATTGCTCACCTGGCATCGTTTCAGAATATTTTGGTTTTAATTTACAAAATTCAATATAGTGTTGTGAAATAGCATTTTTTGGAAAAATTTTACTTACCACGGATTCGTCTAAATATTTATTTGTTTTTAAATTTTTAACATTAAAATCCCCTGTTGTTATAAAAAGAACTTGTTCTGTATCATTTACTACATTTACTTCTACGGCATAATCACTTAACTCTTGTAATAGTTCACTTGAGGGAACATAGAATAACTCATTTAATAACATTTTATCAATATGATAAATAGGTATACAAGACAAACGATGTTTAAGAATTTCATTATGAAATAAACTTGTGTTAATTTCCATAGAAACATCATTTTTTTCATAGGGGGAAGTACGAATAACAATGGTTGGAATATCAGATAAAATAACACGACGCAAAGCATTTACAAAACTTACATTTATATTATAAATCGTAAAGTTTAAAATAGAGTCTTTTTCAAATAAATCAATTACTGCGGGTTCCATTTTATATAATTAACTATATTTAATCTTAAGAATCAATTTTTAATTTTTAATTTTTAATAATATATGCCAAAGTTAACCAGAACTTAAAAAAGTAAAAGAAATATATTTATAATTATAGTATAAATATATAATTATGACTACTACAATGATCTACGAGAACACTATTTTTGTTTTAATAAAAGAAGCCATTTGTAAATATAAATGTAGCAAATTACATTGCTCCATCGAAGAAATCATAAAATTATCACAAGACCTTGAAGAATTAAAAAAAAACAACAATTTTAATACTAAATTATGGAATAAAAAATGCAAAGAAACCTTAAAAATTCATTGTTCAGGTGAATTAAATACTATCATTTCTTATATCATGAATCGAATCACGGATAACTCACAAAAATAACTATCACAATTGTTATTAACTAGGTTCAATAAAACTATCATTAATATAAAACTTACCATTACTATCTTTTCTACATTTACCTATAATGGTTGGGTTGTGTTTATTCTCAATAATATCTCCATGTAAATAAATATTATAATATTTATTTGAATCACTATCAATGCTATAATCACTATCAATATAATACTCAATTCCATTAATGGCTTGCGGCCAAATATTTTTTTTATTAATTGGAACACATTCAGTGTTTGTTACACTAGAGATGCCATAAGGCGCTCCTTTAATGTGTGTTCCGCAATAATCTTCATTTTCTTTTTTTCGTCGAGTGCATTGATGGCCTCCGGCACTTTTTGCACAACACCTAAAATTCGTCGGAACAACATTTTTAATTCTTTTTCGCCTTGAAAAATCCTCTTTTGATAATGATACTGCTGTATAATCATAAATAAATTGGAGAAATTCGTTTGTATCAGCATCTCCAACAACCATACATTTATTCGTCGCAAACCATTCTTTAATATCGTCTTTAAGTTGTGAAATATGTGAATCTACTTTTTTGGCAATTCGAGTTTCCATGGATCGTTTATAATTTATAGTAAAGTCTTTCTAATTCAATTTTATTATATAATAATAATTAAAGTTAAACAGCAAAGCGGTTGGTTACTCCGTGTCTGTAAAATAATTATAATCCGGTAAAATAAAATAAAATATACTTAGCGCGATAAACCATGTTAAAAAAAATATATATTTACTATTTTCTATATTTAAAAAATCCATAATATTTTTTATAACAATAAAAATAACACATAGCACAAAAATACTAATAATTGTAGTTACGATGTTTCTTTTATTTTTAGTAAAATCGAATGACATATATAATAAAACTATTTTATATTTAAGAGAGTAAAGACGTAAATTTTCGTTTAATATTTTCATTTACTTTTGTTTCTCTATTTTGTAAAATAAAGTCACTAATACTATTCGCATCAATGGTACTATTTGATGTACTTTTTTCTTTAAAGAATTTTTCTAAAGTTTCTACAAGCGTTTTTTTAGTTAAGGATGCTTTTGTTTTATGTTTACAATAAATAATTTTTCCAGAATTAATATCAAAACAATCAATCTCATTTGTTTTCATGATACTTAATAAGTTCATAGTTAACGTTTTTTTCTTTGTTTTATAGTCATTTTTGCGAACTTTAATGTCATTTTGGAAATAGTCTAAAGAAATATGAATGTTTCTATTAAGTCTACTCATCATATTTTTCTGAATATCAGTCGCGCATACCACAGCATCACTTAATGAAATTATTTCAGTTAAAGCTGATTTATAATTAAAAAATAACTTGCTTTCATGGCCCATAATAAATCTAACCGGGCCTTTAAGAGTGGTCAAAGCATTAGAT